CCCTGCTCACCTTGAGCGCCCTGCTCACCTTGAGCGCCCTGCTCACCTTGAGCGCCTTGCTCACCTTGAGCGCCTTGAGCGCCCTGCTCTCCTTGGAAACCCTGCTCTCCTTGGAAGCCTTGCTCTCCTTGAAATCCCTGTTCACCCTGATAACCTTGGAATCCCTGTTCTCCTTGGAAGCCTTGGAATCCTTGTGAGCCAGTCGCTCCAGTATCTCCGGTATCGCCAGTCGCTCCAGTTGGTCCAGTGTCACCAGTCGGACCAGTCCAGCCCGTGTCACCAGTGTCACCAGTCGGACCAGTCCAGCCCGTGTCGCCAGTGTCACCAGTCGGACCAGTCCAGCCCGTGTCGCCAGTGTCACCAGTCGGACCAGTCCAGCCCGTGTCGCCAGTGTCACCAGTCGGACCAGTCGGACCAGTCCAGCCCGTGTCGCCAGTGTCACCAGTCGGACCAGTCGGACCAGTCCAGCCCGTGTCGCCAGTGTCACCAGTCGCTCCAGTATCACCCGTCCAGCCAGTATCACCCGTCCAGCCAGTATCACCAGTGTCTCCAGTGTAACCCGTCCAGCCCGTGTCGCCAGTATCACCAGTGTAGCCCGTGTAGCCAGTGTCTCCAGTGTCGCCAGTGTAACCCGTGTAGCCAGTGTCACCTGTATCGCCAGTGTAACCCGTGTAGCCAGTGTCTCCAGTGTCGCCAGTGTAGCCCGTGTAGCCAGTGTCTCCAGTGTCGCCAGTGTAGCCCGTGTAGCCAGTGTCTCCAGTGTCGCCAGTGTAGCCCGTGTAGCCAGTGTCTCCAGTGTCGCCAGTGTAGCCCGTGTAGCCAGTGTCTCCAGTGTCGCCAGTGTAACCCGTGTAGCCAGTGTCACCTGTATCGCCAGTGTAACCCGTGTAGCCAGTATCACCCGTATCGCCAGTGTAGCCGGTGTACCCCGTGTAGCCAGTATCACCTGTAGCTCCAGTATAGCTAGTATCGCCTATTGCAATAAATATGTCACCCAAATCAGTCGGTCCTGCAAAAGCATTTCCATTAACGTCTGTACCCCCTGGTCCATTGACTAAAAAATTTGTAACAGGATGTGGCATTTTATAATTTTATTTTACTTTTTAAAGCATGGATTTCCGCATAAAGTTCTTTTACAGCTTGAATTAAAATTGGAGTAAGTTTTGAATAATCTATCGCGCAAGGTAGATCATCTTCATCTAGTTTTACAACAGAAGGTAAAATTTTATAAACCTCTTCAGCGATTAGGCCAATGTCATCTTTCTTCTCCTTTTTCTTCCAATCAAAAGTTACTGGTCTTAAAGAAGTTACAAGATTTAAGCCATTCTTAAGATTTTTTATCTTCTTTTTAAATCTTTTTGAAGAAGTGGAATTGTAACTAGAGGCGGTTATTTCGCCAGCGCCTCCATCAAGAGTTACTGTGACTGAATCACCAGAATCTCTTAAATAAATCATTCCGTTGCCATCGAGCTTTTTTAATAAAACAAGCCTAGTGTCGCCATCATACAGCACCGCTTCTGTCGTGAACCATAATTTACCATTATTACTGCCTCCACTGTTCTGAACATCGGGCTCTACTCCTACACCTATGTTTCCTTCCGCATGAATACATCCTGCGCCTGAAGTAACCGCAACCGGACCAGGAGAATTGCCAGAATACTCTATTCTTGCTTTTATTAATCCTGTATTTTTTATTACTAGTCTCTCTGTTCCGCTATTTGGGTCGCCGTTGGCTACATTTGTATTTAATCTTATTTCTGAATTTACTCCAGATCCAGCTTGTAAAATCAAAAATCCTCCTAACCCAGTAGCGGAGCTACCGCATAAATCTATTTGCGCTCCATTTGTAACTCCATTGCCTTCTCCTCCAGTTATTGTCAAAACTTTATCACTGCCTTCTCTTCTGATTCCGAATCCAGAATTTATAATCAAACCAAATCCAGCAGCGCCAGACGTTCCAGTTGCATAAGCAGATAATCTACCATTGACTCTAAGATCAGTACCATTCCATCTTAAATTATTTCCACTAGGATCTCCAATAAAAAATTGATAAAGTTCTGCCTGTCCCTCTGCCTGCGTATTTCCCAGAAAAAACCCACCACTTCCAGCGGTACTTGTAAAATCTGTTCCATTATATCCAATTCCAGCAGTTTTTATTCTACCAAAATTGCCCATAACCATTCCTTCGTCATCAATTCTTACTGCATTTACGGTGTCTCCAAAAAATCCTTCATTTGCGACTATCGCACCTCTTACTAAAACTCCACCAAACTCAGCCTGCCCTTGACCAACTATTCTAAAACCAAAATCATCAATTGTTTTATTAGTACCAGAAACATTAACGGTGATAGTTGGATTTGCGACTTCCTGCCACCAAGTATTTGATCCACTTGCTGGAGGAGCATTTGTAGATCCATTTTCGTTAAGACACCTAAATGTTTTAAATTTTCCATCGTTTTGCAAAACTTTGCACACCACATTATCACTTGGAACTACCTTACCTAGCGTTGGCGATGAACCATTATATACTCTGCAAGGTATTCCGTTAACCCAAGTGATAACAAAATTTCTTGACTGAATATAAGCGTTACTGTTTGCAAGCTCTATAACTTGCGAACTCATAAATCCAGCAGTTAATTTACCAGCATCTACAGTTTGGATTTGAGCGTTTTTTATCCGAACATTGCCATCTATAATTTCAAAAGGAACATTTGCCTCTGTTTTTGTTGCTGGATTGGCTGGGTCAATTATTTGAAATTTATTAGCCAATAAAGCAAAAGTGGATTCAGTGCCAGTAGCCTTAACCAATCCAGTTACATTTCCGCTCACATCTATTCCTGGAAATGGAGTAAAGCTTGGAGCCCAATTTCCAGAGCTATAAACATACACTTTATAATTATCGTCTGTATCATACCAAAGATCTCCAGAGTTATATGTTCCTCCCGTTGGGGCAGTAGTTTGATAATAAACTTTGGTTTTTCCATCTGCACTGGTTTGAGCATTGTTAGCCGTACCTATTGCAATTAAAGCATTCGCCTCTGCTGTTGCCGCCGCAAGCCCAACGTCATTGCCTTCTGGATCTATAAGTCTTCCCCTTACTACAATTCCTCTACTGCTAAAAAAATTAGCCCTCTTTACCTTTTTTGTAACTTTCGTCGAATTTTGGTAAAATAAGATCTCATCTTGATCGTCAATGACCGTTGATTCTTGAAGATCTGCGATTGTGCGGCTCATATCTTTATTTACAGTTAATAACCAGCATAAGTATTAAACGAATCAGTAATTCTATTACTGACAATAGTTGGTTCCGGGTATGAGCCAGAAAACAAAACTCCAGTGTTTTCGTTGATTTCAAAAGACCAAGATGTTGAAATAATAGACCTATCTCCAATTGCATTACCAATAGAATATGAATCTAGTTTTGCGTTTTGTATTTTTATTCCAAATTTATTTCTACCAGTATAATTTGAAAACATTATATCAAAATTGTAGCCTTTTGTAGTTTTATCTTCGTTATTAAACGAATCCCGAATATTTTCCGTTCGAAAAGAATCAACTAAAGAATCTATATTAAATGTTGCAATAATTGGCTTTTGTATTTTTCTATAAAACGGATAGTTTCCCCCAAAGCCGTAAAGAGATTTTCTTTCAAAAGGTATAGATATCGACATTGATTGAAAATTTTCAAAATCAAATCCTAAAGACATTCCATTTCCTAAAACTGGCGAAGATGTTATTTGACACGCGCTGTATGGACATCCGCCGTTAAATTCATTTTTATAAGTATTTACATAATCTTTTGATCTAAGATATGAAATTGAATTTTTTATTATGCCTGTAGATATAGGAAATAACTCAGAAATTTCGACCGCTGAATTATCGCCAGTGACATAAACTGCTGGATCTTCTAAGAAAGAGGGCAAAGGAGAAGTCTCGATTGGAACTACTCTTGCATTTGCGCCTACAAAAGATAAATCAACAGTAGCTAGTTGATTTAATGCTATATTAATTTCTAAATTAGAAATAAAACAGTTGCCTATACCTAAAATATTACCACCTGCCAAATTAGGATGATTAAAAATGCTACTTGAGCTAAAAGCATTTGCATCTCGGCCATTATCTGGAGCGATAACAACATAAAAATTTGATCCAAACTGGTCTTCATAAATGCTCCTAAATGGATTTATGTAACTGCCACTATTAATATTTAAGCCAATAAAATTTTCATTCCACCCATCATTAAGATAGTACTGAACATTTAAATTAACATCTGGAGCAAATTGTGTTTGTCTTGTGGCGAATTCTCCAGTACCCAGTTGTTTTAATGGCGCCCGATCAACAGTAAAAGAAAAATCATAAGATTGAATAAAATCAAGTCTTCCGATCCCTGATGGAGAGTTGGAACTAGACATGGCTTTGCCTGTCGATTCAACAAGCATCATCAACATTTCATATGAAATTGCTTGCCTCATTAGATTTTGAAACGGTCCCTTCCAGCGTTAAAGTTAATTGTTATTTCTTCTTGTGTTAAAGCGCGATTATAAATTCTAAAAGCTCCAAGATCCATATTCATTTTGTATCCAGAATCGGCTCTCCATCCTGATATTCTTCCAACGCCACTATTAAAATTTCTTTGAGCTGCGCTTTCAGCGGTAACTATTTGAGAAAGAGTTTGCTGTTGCCCATTAATATAAATTTTATTATTTGTATAGGAAACGTCAGAGCGCATCTCAAATACATAATGCTTCCAGTTGCCAATACATCCTAAAGAGGTTACTTGAGCAAATGGAACCCCATATAAATCGCTATTTGCAGTATTAAACCCAATTCCAGTAGCCCCAATTGTATATATGTCATAACGTAACCACCCCATAATCATTCCTCCAAGTGCATTTATTTTCGCCCAAACTTCAATTGTGGCAGTAGACGTTAATCCAGAAACAGAAAAATCAACATAATCATCCACTGCATCAAGAACAAATATTCCTCTATTTCTAGACGAATATACTGGAGTGTTATAGATGGTCGCGGTATTTCCAGATCCACTTAAATCATACCAAGAATCTCCTGTTCTATATGATGAAGTTCCAGAAGCTTCTAAATATAAAACTAATCCATTAGTAGATATGCTGGTGATATCCTCGCTAACCCTACCAAGAGGATCTTCAACCAATGTAACAGATATATCATTTACGTTTTTATAAACAAAAGTATGTGTCCATTGTGGCGCAAAAAATACTTTGAATTGATTATATATCTTTGGTATTTTATATTGGAATCGTTTATATCCCTGCCTGCCTATTAAAAAGTGAAGAATACATCTAGCTTCAGCGTCGCTGACACCTTTAAAATCTAACCTAAAAGACTTTAATGCGTTTGCATGAAGACCAAAATTTGTTCTTTTTGTAAAAGAGTAAGGCAATTCAGTTTTTATTACGGCAGTCTCTCTTGAAAGCGGTGTCGAATAAGTTGGCTGAAAAAAGAAGTCCTTTGACCACTTTACTGTATCAACTGAAGCTGGAGTAAGTGATGATTGAGAAGTATGAGCCTCTTTGCAGTAATAAAACGAATCGTACAGATTGCCAGTATTGCTTGGGAAAGTGGCATTACCTGTATACCTCACCACATCATACTTTTGATAACTTGTTGAAGTAGCCCAATTACCTTTTATATTTGAACCTGTTATCAGCGGCTGATTCCAATTTAAAACTGTTGAAATCTGGTCTGTTGATAAATTGGCATTTAACGAATATAGGTCATTTTCAACAAATGTATTATCAATGCTATTCAAAAATAAGTTAACTGGTTTATATATCTGGGCTGGATCGGTATATAAAAAATACCCAGTACCATGCAAACCTTCAAAAAAGCCAGCTAACTTTCGGGCCTCTTCTTGCTTTCTGTTTTCAAAAGGCATCGTGATCTGCATTTGCAGATGATTGAGCGCCTTTGGCATTGTATAAAGATAATTGTCAATGGTCCCATAATCAGCAATTTCTGAAGCAAAGGATACTTGAGTCCCATACGAAGGCACAAAAGTAAAGGACGAAGGAATTGTCCCAGTTACGTTTTGATCTCTATCGTAAAGGAAAGACATTAGATGAATCCTTGATAGTTAAGAGTCATGGAGACTTCATCTGTAGCAGAGCTATTGATTGATTCTCCTATGAATTCCATGTTGTTAACTGTGAAAGTGGCTAATGATCCTATAGTTATATTAACATTGCGCTTGTTTGAGTCTACAATATAATCAAAAGCTCTTTTTGATTCGTAATCGTATACGCCAAGAGTAAATTGGGCCGTTACTTTATACGGCCTCATTGTTTTTATATCTATTGGCGAAGAACCAGTCGGGTGATAAAATGGGACGCGCGGGCACTCTACAGAGTAAGTAAATGCCTCTATTCTGTTTGTTCCTGTGCCGTCACATTGAACTAAAATATCTCCCGGTCTAACAACAGACAAAGCTCCAGTAGTCGAGCTAGTTGTCGATGCTAGTCCAGTCCCAACATTACCAAAAATTGCAAAATCAGTAGATAGCTGCGGGAAGTTTCCTACTGAGCAAGAAACTGCAAATGAATTTAAATAAGCGGACTGAAAGGTAAAATTTTTATTATTATAGAATAAGCCGCCACTTGCGGCAATTGATCCTGTATAGTTTAATAAAAAATCGTTTGGCGAAAGGTACTTTTGAACGCTCAAGGAGCCTTGGGGCGGGCCACTAATAAAACTATTAAATTTTCTATAACCTATAACGCCTAGATGCTCAACAGGAACTGAATAGCCAAAATTTACATCAGAAACGCCAAGGATTTTGACGCCGCTGAGATAAAAATTGCTCTCATAATTTGATACGGAAGATTTCATCCTTTAGCCTCGCGGCCTAAGTGATCCACCCAAACGCTTTTCCTCATTGATTGTTTCGATCACTACAGCCTTAATCCTTTCTGACATTTTCTTATAATCTATCCCACCTTGATTCGATTCGCCTTGACTCTTGGTCTCTGAAGCGCCAGAGCTTGTTACGTTAACGGTAATGTTAACTTCTGGAGCGCCTCTTGTTTCTAGCTTGCTAGAAAGATTATCGAACTTTTCGCCAAGCATTTCACCGCCACCAACTTCGCCGCCATTTGCGAATCTTGGAGCGCGGCCTTGGTTGATTGAATCAAAGAATTGTTTGCCATATTTATTTGTGGCTTGGCGACTCATTACATATTCGCCTCCCATTAATAAAGCTGGAACATCGTCTTTAGCTGAACCGCCTCCAGCATAACGTTCTACTGAACCACCATATGCTCTACCAGGAAATCTAAAAGGTGTAACGCCTTGCAATGGTTTATATTTATTTGTTACACTTGCAACTGGGCTATTATATTGCTTTAACGGAGATCCTATTTGACCAGAAGCGAGAGAGCTATTCAAAAAGGTTCCAGTCATCGAAGACGTTGACGCCGCTGCTGATTGGCCTAGATTTGCGAAGTTTTGATTTAAGCTTTCGCTAAGTCCAGATATTGAAGAATCACTAAGACTTCCAGATAAATCCCCAGCATTAAAACCAAGATTTGGGATTGCTGCGGCAGCAGGCTTCAAGAAAGAACTCGCCAAAGCGCTTGTTCCATAACTAATTGCCGCAGAAAGAACGGTGCTTACGATTTGCTTTTTGAACTGCTTCTTTTCTTCTTGTTTTTGTAAATCATATTGGCGCTTTTTCTCTATAGCCTCTAAAGCGCTTTGCTGTGCATCTCTAATTTCTTGATTGATTGTATCATCCCCAAGCAAGGCAAATCTTGAGAGCCTCATACTCTGGTCTTCAAGATTAATAAATGCCGAGGACGCGCTACCTTTCATTACGTCTGTTGCGCCACTAGTAGTAGTTTGCTCAGAGAACTTCTTTAAATTTTCTATTCCAGAAATAGACTCTTGGCCTCTGAATCCGGGTAGGAAAAAGCCACCATCTGCCATCGTTGGCATTCCGCCCATATTTAATTTAGCTAAGTTTTCTTTGCCATATCTTTGAACAGAAGATTTACGAATAACGTATTCGCCTTCGCTCAACATTGCTGGGACATCGTCTTTATATCCACTTCCGCCTGTTACGAGGCCACCAGATGCATAGCCCTTTACGATTCCACCTTGTGAGAATGGAAGAGCATTTGGAATAATAGAAGAAACAATTTGTTTTGAAGCGCTTTGCAGGAAAGCTCCTTGCAGACTCTTCAAGAAACCCATCGCAACCCCTCTTAATGCGCCACCAAGATCATCAGCTTGACTTAGTGCCGCTTCCATAGCCTGCGCCATTCCATCCGCAAATAGTTGGGGCGTTTGCTTTCCGATTATATCTTGGAATGTGTCCGCTTGATCAAGAAGAACGTTTCTCTGAACCTTCAGATTTTGAGCGACAGAATTATTTATTCCATTGGCGATTTCATATTGTTCTGCCGCTGTAGGCTCTCTTCCTTGTGCTCTTATTGCCGCTATTCTTTGTTGAGCTACATCAGACTTTGCTTGAGCTTCAAGAGTGCCTTTGCCAAGTCCAAAATTTTTATATATTTGCCCAGTGCTTATTGTTTCTCCTAAACGAGTCGATTGTTCAGCAGCAAATCTATCACCAGCGTTGTTGATTTGTTTTTCTAAATTTTCTTTAGTAAGCCCTGCTGCGGCTTTTCTTCTTGCTTCTGCTAGTGCAAGACCTTCTGCCTGAAGCTCTTGAGTTACTCTGGCTTCAATTTCTGCATTTGAGATTTGTGCGGCGAAAGCTTGACCAAGTTGAATTTTTCTTTGTAAATTTTTACCCTCTTGATCAAAATTGTCTCTCGTCATCTTTATCGCAACTTGATTTTCTATTTCGGCTTCTCGTTCTGATTTGGTTAATTTTGCTCTTGCGTTTTTAAGTTGCTCGTTTACAAGTTGATTTTCTGGTATTGTTTTATAAAAATTATTTTCTGCTTCAAGCCCCTCTGATTCAGCATTTAATAAAGCTCTATTTGATTGAATCCTAGCCCCAGTATTGATTATATCTTTTTTTATCTGATCTATTTTTGCTCTTGTTTGGGCGTTTAATTCAATCTCATCCTTTTGTGCTCTTTTTCCAATTGGAATTCTTATTCTCATGTCTTCGGCATGTCTAGCATTTTCTTTCGCGCTATCAATTTCAGAATTAATTAATTCGTCCGCAGAGTCAGCTTCTAATTTATTTTTAACACGAAGATCTAATAAAGATTTAGCCAAACCAAGTCTAAATTCATTTAATCTATCTTCGTATTGTCCAGAGCCTTCAAGAATTTCAGCTAATGAAACGATACTAATGGCTAATTTTTGCGTTTCAGTTAACGTATTTTGAAAAGATTGGTTTACTGATTCAGTAGCATTTATTGCATTTTGACCAGCAGTAGCCAAAGCATTATTAAATTCTTGAGCCCCTTTTATAAGAGCCTCTCTATCTTGAGGGGAAAAAGAATTAAATGTTTTTACATCTTGTTCTGCAACTGCGCCACCTCTTAACCGTTTTATCAATTCGATGCCTGCTGCCCCAGCTTGCATTTCTCCTGTTTTCTCGTTCTTTTTGAAGAACTGTTCTGGCGATAAAGATGCAACAAGCTGTTTTACTTCATCAGGTTTTAAGCCTCCAAAGATTTCTCCTAAACCTCCACCAAGCCCAGAAAGAGTTTGTTGAAGATTTTTTGCAGCATCTTGTTCTTCTTTAAATCTTGAATCGTTTATTTTTTTTATATCTATGGCATTTTTTCTTTTCAAAAACTCTTGTTCTGTAATTAATGCTTTTTGCTGCTCTAGTATTGTAAGATCTTTTTCTGTGGCTAAATTTCTTTTAAAATACTCTTGAGTAGTGCTTTTTTCAAATTCAAAAATAGACTGTTGAATTTGTAGCTTTTTTTCAATCTTTTCATTTTCGTAATTAGCAGTAGCTCTCGCTATCTTATCTTTTCGCAATTCGGCTTCTGTTTTTGCAATTGCAATTTCTTTTTCTTTTTTCTTTATATTCTCCAAGGCTTGGAGCTTTAAATTCTCAAGAGTTTTTTCTTCGTCAATCACATTTGTTTTAAACATGCTGACACCACCAACGCCATAAGCCGCGCCGCCGACAGTTTCTCTCTTTGCTACGTTTTTTTCTAAAAATGCTTGTAAATCTTCTGGTTTAGTTCCTACGCCACCAGCCTGTACGCCAGCAGATAGCAACTTCAAATCATCAGAAGAGATCTGAACTCCCTGTTTTGCTAATGCAGACTCAATGGCTTTTGTTTGGCTTTCTGTTTCAGTTTTTGTTTTTGTTTCTTTTGCTGATTTTTCAAAAGCAGCTAAAAATGCTTCTGGGGTAATCTTTTCTCCAGTTTTTTCTGCTTGATCGGCAAGCTTAATCAAAGATTTTACAACCCTCTCTTGTTCTGTTTCGTATTTTTCTCTAAATTTTAAAATTACTGGGAGCAGTGTAGCAATTGCAGTTGCGGCAGCACCAACTGCTACTCCGAATGGACCCAGACCAGCAGCAGCTAAAGAAACTCCAGTTGCGATAGTGCTTGCAACACCTCCAAAACCCTCTACTGCAAGGGATGCATTTGAACCCTCTTCTGTAAATGCTTGTAAAGCAGACGTTGATCCAACAATCGCAGATTGATACAGCAAGAATTTGCCCGCATCAAATCCTTTTTGAGCCTTGCCTTCTTTATCTCCTCCCGCGCCTGCGCCTGCGCCCGCGCTCACGGGCGGTACAGTTCCACCACCAACGCCGCCACCTCCAGCATTTTTAGTAGCTAAATTTTTTCTAGCTTCTATTAATTCATCAGCTTTTTTTGTTATGGCTCCCTGCTTGTCTGCGCCAATTTTATATTGATTAGCAATTTCTATTATTTTACTTTTTAAATCTGTAGAGGCGTTATTAATCTCTTCAACAGTTTTATTAGTTTGAGAAAATTTTATTGTTGCTTGCGCAAGCGCTGCTCTAAAAGCTTTAAAATCTTTTTCATTTAATCCAAGTGGCAAGTTCGAAATATCTAATTTTTGCTTACCCTCGCCCGCAAAATTTGGAATAAATCCTTTTGCGGCCATAGCTACTGCCGCTTTTCTTCCGTTCTTCTCGTTTATTCTGTTAGAAGGAACTTTGCCATTTGGCTCATCTTTGGTATTTATGACTGCAATCCCCTGTGGATTGCGGGTTGTTATTAAACGCTCGTCTTGAGTAATGCGAACTTGAGAGGGCTTTATTCCAGCAGAAATTTCTCTATCAACAGCTTCTTTCAGTGGATCAGCAAAGTTTGGAATATACCCTTTCGCCGCAGATCCAAAATCAACCAAAGATCTGATAGAATCTCTGCCACCTTGTTTTTGCGCTATTTCCGACAATTTTTTCGCAACTATTGGATCTAAACGTTTTACGTAGCCTAAATCCCCCATCTCCAAAGCATCTAAATTAAACAGCATTCCAAAACTTCTACCCATTCCTGCGACAATTTTTTCCTTGTTCTGATTAAGATAGTCCTTGTCCTCTTGAGTTATTGGAAGCTTTGTTTTTGCAGTCTTCTGTGCTGTTGTTTTTGCATTCTTTGATGAACTTGCTTTTGTAAGTTGAGAAAGTTTTAACGATGCTGCATCTTTTTCTCCTTGTGGAGCCGCAGGGTCTGAGATGATTCTTCTCATTGCGTCTATTGCGTTTTGAGAAGCAAAATTTGGAACGAAACCAAAAGAAGCGCGATTTCTTAAATTTGCATTTATGCCGCGAGATCCAAGAGCGGCCAAATTAGCCTCTTCATCGTCAACAATGCTTCTGCCTGTGCCTTCGGCTAAGAGAGCTTTTCTTTCTGGACCATAAAGCTTTCTTTCTCCTTTTTTGCCCTGTGTTCTGCGGTTGTCGAACATTGAGCCTACAGGGAATATCTTATCGACTTTCAGGCCCAATCTTTGGGCTGTCTGCTTGATTGGCTCTCTAAATAATATTGGCCTTATTGTTGCAATATCAAATTCAGCTTTTGAAGCGGCAAGTTCTTTACCGATTGGCAGCAAGTCTGTCGTTTGCAGCTTTTGAAGCGACTGGATATATTCTTCGGGCTTTCCTGATATCTTTGGAATGATTGTGCCATCCCAATCATACATTTCAGAAAGCTTTTCGGCATAACTTGGGACAAACTTTGTGCCCTTTTCTTGTGGTTCAGTAGTAAATTCTTCATATTGCTTTTTTACCTTATCAACATCTCCCCGTTTTGGAATTTTAATATTCTTATATGGAACTCTATCTCTATCGACATTTTCCCATATCGCTATTGTATCTTCCGCTGCCCTAAAAACGCTTTGTGTTGAAAATTTAGCGCCTGACGCTTTTTGGGCTTCTATATTTTTACTCTGTAAAGATTTATTTAAATTTTCTGTTATTGCCGCATCAGTTGGAACAATAAGTTTATTTCCCTTTCCTCCTTTAGAAACTGGAATTCCTAATCTCTTATCTCTCAATCCAGCGGCAACGGAAAGTTTTGCTTCTGCTTCTGGGGTTCCTTTTCTTTTCCAATTTATAAAAGAGGCATTACTTACGTCTGGTTTAACCTTATTTTCCGCAAGATTCATTTCTATCTGATTATTCAACCTAGACTCAAAAACTCTTCCTCCTAAAATAGACGGAGCCGTTTTTTCCTCCCCATCGTCGCTAGAAGCAAACCCTTCTACATTTTTTTCAAAATCAAATTTTTGACGTTTACCTTGTAATCCTCCAATTCCAGTTTTTTTAGCTTTAGCTTTAGCTTTTGCAAAATTTGGTATATAACCAGCCGCTGCATTTTGTATAGCAACTTTGCTTGTTGACGAGTAAAGATTATTTGCGGCTATTTGATCGGCAAAAGCTCTTCCTGTACTTTTTGGATTTCCTTCGATTTTACTATCGGCATCTGTTTCTCCTCTATTTACTCCGAAAAGTCTTTTGATAATATCAGTTACCTTAAAGTCTAATTTGCCAGAACCAA